AGGAACTGTCCCAGGATCTCCCCGAGTAGCGGCGTCCTCACGCAGCCACCGGACCCGGATCGTCGCCCTCTCGGTGTGTAATCGGCCGTTCGGCTGGCGAGGGGTGGTTGACCAGCACCTTCTCAAGAACTCGGGCGCTTCTGCGGCTGTTCTCTTGGCGGCAGAGCACCCGCAGTGGTCCCGTCGCGAGCCCGGAGACGGCCACCTCCACCACGTGGTCGGCGACCAGGTCGGCACTCGGATGGGCGGGGTGGTCCTCCAGGCCGGGGCACCAGTCCCCTACCTCGGCGCGGTGGTCGGCGACGAGCCGGCGGCGGCGCTGGCGCTCGTGGTGGTCGTCGAGGTCGGGGCGTCGTGCCCGCTTGGCCCGCTCGTGGGTGGTCGTGCACGTGCCGCACCGTGGCTTGCCCCGTACTGCTTTGCCGCAGTTGAGGCATGGGCGGGTGAGGGTGCGGCTCACCGTCTGCGCCTGCGCTTGGCGGCCAGGTGCTGGCGGTGGCGCTCGCGCAGGACCTGCGCGCACTTGGGGCAGCGGTCGCCTGGTCCGACGAAGCGGGCCATGCAGCCGATGCAGTAGCCGGGCTTGCGGCCCATGAGCTGGCTGACGGGGGTGTTCCTACCCATGGCCGCGGAGGAGGGCGAGCAGGGTGGCCATGCGCTCGGCCCTGGCGATCTGCTCCCGCACCCCGGCCACGCCGGCCCCGGCGTAGGCGGGTACTCGTACCACGGCGATGTGGTCGAGGGCGGCCCGTGTTCTGGTGACGCGCTGGCGGTCGGCGCTCCAGCGATTCCCGCCGGGTACTTCCTCGAACCCGATGGAGAGGCCGAGGGGGACGCCGTCGCGGGCGAGGGCGAGGACCTCGTCGCCGAGGGCGGTCTGCGATACCCGCCATGCCCCGTAGGCGGCGTCTGCGCGCTCTTCCAGCTCGATGGTGACGCCGATGGGGAGGGTGCCGGCGTCTCTGGGGTGGGTGGCGGTGAGGGGGATGCGGGCGGGGTCGGTCCCCTGCAGGGCGCCGCGCTCGAACGTCTCGGTCACCAGCCGGCGCGTTGGGAGGTCGACGACCCGGGCTTCGATCCCCCAGGGGAGGACGGGGCCGTGGAGGGTGCGGCCGTCTCCGCCGTCGCGGACGGCGAGGGAGCTGGTGAACTGCCGGGTGTGGATCATGCGGCGCCTACTTCGGGTGGGGGCGGTTTCTGGTCGTCGATGCCGGCGACGGGTGGGAGGTCTTCGAGGTCTCTGACTTCGCTGCGGAGCTTCCACCCGGCGCGGATGGCGCTTTCGTGCGCCTGGTAGCGGGCGAGGAGGTCGGTGCGGACGAGCGCCCCGGCGTTGAACTTGACGGTGGTCGTGGAGGACAGCAGCGACGAGATGGCCGTCTCGAGCCGGACGAGCCAGGGTGCGAGGCCGAACTGGAGGAAGTCGAGGGCGCGTTGCTCGACGTTGGCGTAGGTGAGGCTCCCACCGGACTCGCCGCCGATCAGCTCGGGTTGGACGCCGAAGTAGCGGGCCACGGTGGCGACGTTGGCGCGGGTCGTCTCCAGGAACTGGCTTTCCTCTGGGCTGATGGTGATGGGCTGGAACTTGGATCCTCCGCCGATGACGGCGATGTCGCGGTTTTTATGCTTCCAGCGGGCCCGCCACACGTCGGCCTCGTACTGGGAGACATCCCTTTCGGTGGAGAGGATCCCTACTGGCATGCCACCTCCCCCGAAGAACTCGGCGCCGAACTTCTCGACAGCCAGGCCCAGGCCTACCGCCTGCCTGGCATGGGCGATCGGGGAGAGGCCGACGACGTTGCCGGCGGAGGTGTACGCCTTGACGTGCCAGATGCTGGCGGGGTCGACCTCCTGGCCGTCGACCCGGTACTCGATGGAGCCGTTGGGCACGTTGACGGCGACGCGGTCAGGGGCGAGCAGCTCCACCTGCGCGGGCAGCAGCCCAGCGCCGGCGCGGTCGACGATCTGCCCGTAACAGTTGCCGCGGAGCAGGAGGGATTGCAGCGCGGCATACAGCCAGTCGGGGAGGTTCATGGTCGCCGATGGCTGGCGCAGGATCGGCGGCAGGTCGGGCAGGGGGTCGCGGTCGCCGCGGCGGTAGGCGTACAGCGGCAGGGTGCTGATGCTGCCAGCGATCAGGTTGACGCACGCCCAGACGGCCGAGTGTTGCATGGCCGTGGTCGGGTTGACGGGCATGTTGGCGTAGGTGGACGCCGCCGGCATGTCGCCGACGTTCCAGAGCGCCCGGTCGTGGCGCTTGAACGGCCACTGCCAGGGCATCGGCTTAGGTCGTGCCGACGAACGACCGCACGGCGCCGAGGTCGACCAGGGCGCCATCCAGGCGCAGGATGCAGCGGAAGGCGATCAGGTCATCCTGGAACTTGAACTCGTCGCTGCGCTCGAACCGCACGCCGTTGACGATGCGGATGAAGTATTTGCTCATGTCGCCGAAGGCGATGGACTCGACGCCGTTCGCCATGGCGGGCATGAAGGGGTCGGTGTAGGCCGGGTAGCCGAGGATCGAGCGGCGGTCGGTCAGGCCGTTCACCGGCTGGCCGGTCGTGTCCCGGAGCTTCCGCACGATGACGTTGGTCGCATTCCTCATCAGGAACGCGGCCGAGGGGCTCTCGGCATAGGGCTCGGCCACGCTGCCGACCAGGTTCCACAAGGCATCGGTGCCATGGCCGAGGGTGCCCTGCACGCCCAGGGTGGTGCCGGTGCCGGTCGGGCCGGTCACCCCGGTGGCGGCGTCCAGCAGCAGGCCTCTCGGCTGGGTGGTGCCGGTGCCGTTGATCAGGTCGTCGCCGTAGCCGGTGGCGCCCAGGCCGAGGGACAGGGCGGCCTGGGTGGCCAGGAACGAGAGGAGGTTGGTCGGGGTGTCGTTGGCCAGCTCCTGGCTGATCTCGAAGTAGTTCGCGTACTTGAACGCCTTCAAGGTCACGGTGGCCAGGGTCGGGTCCGACTCGGTGATCGAGGTGCCTTCCCCGATGATGGCGGAGGACACGAACCCGGTGGACTTGGGGATGATGAGGTCTTCGCCCGTCGAGGTGGTCACGACGGTGGCGCCCGCTTTCATCAGGCTGGACGTCTCCACCAGGTGCTGGACGATGGTGGAGTAGACGTCGGTGGAGAGCGCCTGGGTGGCCGTGCTTTTCAAGGTGTCTCGGGTGTGCACCCGGACCCGGCCGGCGCGGCCGTAGACGGGCTCGGGCACGTCCTCTGGCCACTCGTCGGACAGCTCGTCGGCGAACACCTCGATCGGCTGGGGGTTCTTCGCGAAGATCGCGGAGCGGAACTGGCGGGCCAGCTCAGCGGATGCGCGGCTCAGGGTCGGCTGGCGGCCGCGGGTGGCCATGGCGCGGACCTCGGCGAGCTGCCGGTCGCGTTCGGCTTCCATGGCGTCGGCCGCTTCCCGTTCGGCCGTGACATGGGCCTGATAGGTGGCCAGCTCGTCGGGGGCGGGGTCGCGGCCCTCGCCAGCGGCGCGGGTCAGGATCTCGTCGGCGGCGGTGCGGGCCTCGCCGCGTCGCTCCCGAAGCTGGTCGAGAAGGTTCGGCACGGCGGCACCTCGAGCGTTGTCTACTTTCCCGGTAGAGATATGGGAAAGCATACGCCCGTGGCCGTGGGAAGCGATACGCGGGCCGAGCTAGTTCAGCGACGGGGCGCCGCGGTGAGCGACGGCCCGCAGCCACGCCCGATCGACCCGTACCAGCTCGCGGCCGGCGACCACCATCGCCACCACGCGGCGATCGCCGACGATGCGGCTGTCACCGGTCTCAGCGTAGCTGTCGAGCAGGTCGGCGGCGGCCTGGTCGCTGATCGCCAGCTCGGCGGCGACATGCCGGAGGGTGACGTAGGCCAGCAGGCTGCGCTCGGCGTCGGTGAGCCCGCTGCGCCCCCAAACGGGATAGGCCAGCGGCTCGTCGCTCACCGGCCCACCTCCGCGCTGTAGTGCTCGACCCGTCGCAGGGTCGCCCTCATTGTCGCACCCGGGGCCGGGCCTTGACCGGCCCCAGTGGTGGCGGCATCATGGACGGTGCCGGGGGCGGTAAGCCCTCGGAAGAAGGCCCGGGAATCCCCGCCGGAATGACGGGAGCCCGGGCCGACGCATGTCTAGGGCCCGAGCCGGCGGATGACGAGCAGGCTCGTCTGCAACTGCTTGAAGTACCGGCTGTCCTCTCCGGTCAGGTGCAGCGCAACCGCGCCCGCGATGGCATCGGCTGCCCACAGGAGCGGCTCCTCCAGCTTCCCGACGTGCCGGTAGCTCAGGTCGCCGGATGCGATGCCCACCTCCCGCGCGTGCAGCAGCGTCCGCCGGTCCCGGCGGTCGGGCACCTCGCCGCGGGTCTCGATGACCAGCTCGCTGATTCCCTCGGCCTTGAGGTCGCCCACCAGCGCGGTCAGGCAGGCGGCCCGAGCCGGCTCCTGGCGCCTGGTCCCGACCGGGTAGTAGCTGCAGGCAAACGCCATCACCTCCAAGCCGGTCAGGCCGTCAAGCACGGCCACGCGCCTTGCCGCCTTCTCGCTATTCCAGTGGAGGTAGGGCTGCCGAGGCAGGAGCAGCCTGCGCAACTCGTCGCGGGCTCGGTCAAGGTCCGCCTGGAGCACGGCGCCAGCGGCCGCCACGTACAGCAGTCTTCGTGGGCCTGCCCGAACCGACTCGTCGATGAACGCAATCACTGCGCCCACCCGCCCGGGTCGCGGTAGTCGTCGCCCTCG